CATAATGAATATGCTAAAAAAGCAATCCATAATGCATCAAAACACGAAATCGAATCGGTAGCATTAAAGATTTTCGAGAACTATTTCTCAAAACTTTGAAAACACTAAATAACATTTGTAAATATAAAAAGGAGTATCTAACAAATGGCATCACTAACAGAAGCTGCTAAGGCAGTTTTAGAAGGCAATCAGTTGAATGAAGGTCTACCAACAGTAGGTCCAATCAGCGGTGGCGTTTCTAATCCAAATCCAGTTGATCCTTCTACAGCATCAACTTCAAATGCAAAGACACTACGTCCAGGTTCAAAGTCCGTTGAAGGACGCCACGCGAATCCTGGTGCACCAGATCCATCATCATTCAGTGGTGTTGAGGATCTAGGTGGCGCTACACCAACATCAGTTGCTTCCGATAACCTCGGTGCTAAAGCTGCTGGTAAGATAGGTAAAGATACATCAAAGTCATCTGTACCATCAGTCGCAGCAGAGAAGGTCAAGAGACTAAAGGCACAACCTGCTATGGCAGAAGAGATGGAAGAAGAAGGTGATATCGTTGAAGAAGAAATCGAAATGTCAGAAGAACTAGAAGATTTCATTAACGAAGGTATCGAAGCTGGTCTATCAGAAGAAGAAATTCTTGCTGCTATTGACGAGAACTTTGAGGTTGTTTCAGAAGAGACAGACCTTGAAGAAGATCACGAAGAGGTTCTTGCCGACTATCAGATCGATATGTCAGAGCATGTTAATGCCCTTCTAGAAGGTGAAGACCTTTCAGAAGAGTTCCATGCTAAGGCCACAACAATCTTCGAAGCAGCCGTCAAAGCAAAGCTAGAAGAAGAAGTTGCCCTACTAGAGCAGGCATATGCCGAGACACTAGAGGAAAGAGTTTCAGAGATTATGGAACAACTTTCAACTGACGTTGACAACTATCTAAACTACGTTGTTGAACAGTGGATTGAGGAGAATGAGGTTGCTGTTGAGTCCGCTCTCCGTAGCGAACTTACAGAGGACTTTATCTCTGGTCTACGCACACTATTCGCAGAACACTATATTGACGTTCCTGAAGAGGAAGTCCATGTAGTAGAGGAACTATCACAGACAGTTGAACAACTCGAAGCAAAATTAAATGAAGAGATTGACCGTAACGTTGCTCTCACATCTATGCTTGCCGAGTCACGTAAGGTTGAATTGACCGCTGTTGTTTGTGAAGGCCTAACAACAACTCAGGCAGAGAAACTTAAAACTCTTACTGAAAATGTTGCTTATACATCTGATGAAGAGTTTATTGAAAAAGTTTCAACATTAAAAGAAAATTACTTCCCAACATCAGTTAAGTCTGATGAAGTTCTTGATCGTTTAGACGTTTCATCAAATCCATCTATGATCTCAGAAGAGAACCTAGACGGCAGAATGTCACTTTACACTAAAGCACTTGGCAGAAGTCTTCCAAAGTAATTAAATTAACTAAATAACTTTAGTTCTAAACATAGAAAGAAGGAAACTAAAATGTATCTTACAGAAAATCTAGAACAGAAGTGGTCACCAGTTCTTGACCACGACGGTCTTGCAAAAATTAAGGACCCATATCGTCGTGCCGTTACAGCCGTGGTTCTTGAGAACCAAGAAAAGGCTATGGCCGAGGAATCTCGCACACTTAACGAATCCGCTCCTACTAACTCTGGTGGCGGTCTCGGTACTGGTACATCAGTTGGTTCATACGATCCAATCCTGATCTCCCTAGTTCGTCGTGCTCTTCCAAACCTAATTGCTTATGACGTTTGCGGCGTTCAGCCAATGACCGGTCCTACCGGCCTCATTTTCGCTATGCGTTCACGTTATTTGGCCATGGGTGGTCAAGGTGCCGGTACTACAAACGAAGCACTATTCTTCGAGGCTAACACAGCATTTTCTGGTCAGAATAATGCATTTGGTCTTTCAACAGGTGCTAACACTGCTGGTATGGCAAACACCAATCCAGTTGCTGGTGGTAACCTTGCTCAGCTTGCTAACTACGGCGTTAACAAAGGCATGTCAACAGCAGAAGCTGAGGCACTCGGCGATGGTGCTACAAACATGTTCAACGAAATGGCCTTCTCAATCGATAAGGTTACCGTTACAGCACGTTCACGCGCTCTAAAGGCAGAATACACCACAGAACTTGCTCAGGATCTTAAAGCCATTCACGGCCTTGATGCTGAGACAGAGTTGGCCAACATTCTTTCAACAGAAATCTTGGCTGAAATCAACCGTGAAGTCATCAGAACAATCTATCGTTCTGCTACACTCGGTGCTCAGTATGGTGTAACAACCGCTGGTACATTCGATCTTGATACAGACTCAAACGGCCGTTGGTCAGTTGAGAAGTTCAAAGGTCTTATTTTCCAGATCGAGCGTGAGTGTAACGCTATTGCTAAGGCAACTCGTAGAGGCAAAGGCAACGTCCTTATCGTTTCTTCAGACGTTGCATCTGCTATGGCTATGGCTGGTGTTCTTTCCTACACACCTGCTCTACAGGCTGACCTAACAGTTGACGATACAGGCAACACCTTCGTTGGTATGCTTCACGGCCGTATTAAGGTTTATATCGATCCTTACTTCGGTGGTTCAGCAAACGGCGACGAGCTTGTAACCGTTGGTTACCGTGGTACATCAGCATTTGATGCTGGTCTATTCTACTGCCCATACGTTCCACTACAGATGGTTCGTGCAATCGGCCAGGATACATTCCAGCCAAAGATTGGATTTAAGACCCGCTACGGAATGGTAAGCAACCCATTTGCGACGGCCGCTGGCGACGGTGTTGTTGGCGACCGCATCGGCGGTAACGCAAACATCTACTATCGTATCTTCCAGGTAAGAAACTTAACCTGATTAAAAACAATAAGTTGGATAAAACCAACAGAGAGGGCGGGGTTATTCCCCGCCCTTTTTATGTCTTTTATTATAATCTAATACACCTTGTCGTCTTTTCTCTATATGTTCTGGTGTTTGTGGACCTAATGTTTTACCTTTATTCCAAGGCACACAACCTTTCTTTCTTCCACACTCCACACCCACCATCGCCTTTTTTGTTCCTTCCGATATCATTTTTCTTGCGGCCTCATCGTGAATCATTCCTTTAGGTCTTCCACCCTGAACACCTTTCTTTCCCTTATTCCAAGGAGTTCTTCCCGTATTAGCAGCCTTTGTTGCCTCTATGTTCGCCTCTTCATTTGATATCTGTCCTGATAAACACCTCCAGGCAATCTTATCATAAATACTACCGTGTTCCTCCCATAACAATCGGTGCGCCTCCGCGTGTTCTTCCGTTGTTAGTTCTATAAGATTGGAAGGATCATCTGTTCCTCCCATATGTCTTGGTATAATGTGGTGTAAATGTTTCATTCGCTAACCCTTTCGCTACCTAATAGTATATAGTCATCAAAAACTTTTTCCAACATTACAATAACATTAACGACACATTAAACTTTTGTAATGCTGTTTTATAAACTACCTAAATAATAAGACGGAGGCATCAAATGGCAATAGAAAGTTTTGTAACAAATACACCTGAGAATACATCTATTCTACAGTCCACAAAATTTACATTCTTGATTCCTGATATGCCATTTCTAAAGTATTTCTGTCAGACTGTATATTTGCCTTCAGTATCAACCAGCGAAGTTGCGGTTGCTACTCCATTTTCCTCCACATACAGGCATGGTGATAAGATAGTATTTGAACCATTTACTATCACCGCCTTACTTGATGAAGACCTCCGTGTATGGGAAGAGACATATAAGTGGTTAAAGGGTTTAACAAGACCTCAAAACTATGAAGAGTATATCAGAGCAAAAGATCCAAAAGCACCTCTTTATTTTGACGGTTATCTAACTATCAATACAAATGCCAACAAACCAAATATTCGTATTAAATTCCATAACTGTCACCCAACAACTATCGGTATGGTATCGTTTGATACTAAGGTGGATGCCGATGTTATTCCTACCGCAGATTTCACATTCCGTTACGATCTTTATGAGATCGAAAGATTAGATTGACAAAGTAAATTCAATCT